CTCGACGACCCCGCCGTCACGGCGGGGTCGTCGAGCCATCCCGCGATCGACGGCCCAAGCGCCGTGCGCAGCATCCGCGCGCCGCGTGATTTCGCCTCGGATCGGATCGGGTGGACGGTCAAGACATGGCCCCTGAAATGGACTGGGCGAACCGCCGCCCGGCGTCAGGAGCACATCAAGAGAGCCAGAAACTCAGCCGCTGCAACAGTTAGTGGAAGGCGTAGTAGAGGCGGCGGCAGATAGTTACGGAGTGCGGATCGGCTTTGCGCCTGCGCTCCAGCCATCGGCGCATTTAGTCCGAATCGGGCGGCTGCTTGGGCCAAACATCCTCGGGAATCTCATCCATCAGGCTCTTGCCGCTCGCGAAGCGCCGGCCGAGCGTCTCGACGAAACCCTCATAGCGCTTCCGTCCCTTGATTTGGGCGGCAGCCTGATCCTCGTCGGGAAGCGGCGGCGTCACGGACAGCCAGAAGCGCACGAACAATGTCAGCGCCTCGGTCGTCAGACCTGTATTGCGCTCCAGGCGCTGGACTTGACGCGACAGGCGGTCGAGCCGCCGCGCGAACGCAGCCTCCATCCGGTCGGCGCCGTCAGGGGAGAGGTAGGACGTCACCGCCGCTTCCACGATCGCCGAGCGCGAGATGCGCCGCCGGATCGCCAGCTCGTCAACCTGCTTGGCAAGCGCGGGCGGGAAATAGACGTTGAGCCGGGTGCGCATGGCGGTCTCCTACAGCTCGATGCCGTCGCCGGGATCGAGCGACGCCTGCCGCGCCAGCCCCTGCATCCGACGCCTCACCGCCGCCTGCCGCGCCGCGTCGTCGGGATCGTCATCCACGATCGCGAACTCCTGGGCGGGCGATGCCGTCGTCTCCGGCGCAATGGCGACATGCTCGGGCAGTTCGGGCTCCCGGCGCAGCCCTCCGTTGGCCGCATCCTCCTGCGCGCGAACGATCCGCGCCACGTCGGCAGGATCGGCCGTGGCCGCGCACCCGGTCCAGTCGTCGGGCCGGGCTGCGCCAACGGCCGGTTCGGGCGCGGCCATGATCCGCTCGGCGAGGCGTCGATCGCGGAAGTAGCGCGCCTTTTTCGCGCGGATCGGATGCACGCCCGCCACCATCACGATCTCGTCGTCGGGCGGGAGCTGCATCACCTCGCCGGGGGTGAGGAGCTGGCGCGCGGTCTCCGATCGCGACACCATCAGATGCCCCAGCCAAGGCGACAGGCGGTGCCCGGCATAGTTCTTCATCGCCCGCATCTCGGTCGCGGTGCCGAGCGCATCCGACACCCGCTTGGCGGTGCGTTCGTCATTGGTGGCGAAGCTCACGCGGACATGGCAATTGTCGAGGATCGCGTTGTTCGGGCCGTATGCCTTCTCGATCTGGTTGAGCGACTGCGCAATCAGGAACGCCTTCAACCCGTAGCCCGCCATGAACGCCAGCGCGGACTCGAAGAAGTCGAGCCGGCCGAGCGCCGGGAACTCGTCGAGCATCAGCAGCACGCGATGCCGATTGCCCTTCTGCGTCAGTTCCTCGGTCAGCCGGCGCCCGATCTGGTTGAGGATCAGGCGGATGAGCGGCTTGGTGCGCGAGATGTCGGATGGCGGCACGACGAGGTAGAGCGTCGCCGGCCGCTCGTCTTCGACCAGATCCGATATTCGCCAATGGCAGGCGCGCGTAACCTGCGCCACGACAGGATCGCGATACAATCCCAGGAACGACATGGCGGTGCTAAGCACGCCCGATCGCTCGTTGTCCGACTTGTTCAGCAACTCGCGCGCGGCAGAGGCGACGACGGGATGGACGCCGGCTTCGCCGAGATGCCGGGTCGCCATCATCGCCGCCAGCGTCTGTTCGATCGTGCGTGACGGGTCCGACAGGAATCCCGCGATGCCCGCCAGTGTCTTGTCGGGCTCGGCATAAAGGACATGCAGGATCGCGCCGACCAGCAGCGAGTGCGATGTCTTCTCCCAATGGTTGCGGCGCTCGAGACTGCCTTCAGGATCGACCAGCACGTCCGCGACATTCTGCACGTCGCGCACCTCCCACTGGCCGCGCCGCACCTCCAGCAGCGGATTGTATGCGGCGGACGCCGCATTGGTCGGATCGAACAGCAGCACGCGGCCATGCCGCGATCGGAAGCCGGCGGTGAGCGTCCAGTTCTCGCCCTTGATGTCGTGAACGATGCAGCTCCCCGGCCATGTCAGCAGCGATGGCACGACCAGGCCGACGCCCTTGCCACTGCGAGTGGGGGCGAAGCACAGCACATGCTCGGGACCGTCGTGGCGGAGATAGTCACGGGCGAGCTTGCCGAGCACCACGCCGTTCGGCCCAAGCAGGCCGGCGGCTCGCACCTCCCGCTCGCTCGCCCAGCGCGCCGAGCCGTAGGTCTCAGCGTTCTTCAACTCGCGGGCGCGCCACACCGACATCCCTATCGCGACCGCGATCGACACGAACCCGCCCGACGCGGCGATGAACGCTCCGGTCTGGAAGATCGCGGGCGCGTAGGCGTCGAACGAGAACCACCACCAGAAGAAGGACGGCGGCGGATAGACCCGCCAACCAAAAGCCACGAACCAGGGCGGCCCAAGCTCGGGCTGGTAGGCCAGCGCCGCGGCGGTCCATTGCGTCGCGCCCCACACACCTGCGAGCACGATCAGGAAGACGGTGATGACCTGGCCCCAGAGGATTTTGGTCGCGGACATTGAGGACTCCTTATGGGGTTAAAGGCCGAGCCCGCTGTAGCGCGACAGGAGGTTTTGGAGTCCGGGACAGGACAAGTTAGAGCACTGCGGATCGTCGCGGAGGGCGCTTAGCGGGGGCTGAGGGGCCTCTGAGCGGAGGGTGAGAGGCTCCGCCCCCGAGCGGCGCGGTAGACCCATTTTGAACATGGTTGGCAGGCTCGGGGATTTGCAAACCGGGGCCGCTTGTGGCTTCCTCCGACTCGAAGGGGGAAAATCGATGAAACCGAAGCTGATCGGGGCCGTGCTTGCGGCGATGCTCGTGGCGGGCGCGGGCGAGGCGGCGACGACGATCGCATTCGAGCCGGGCCAGGGGCTGCTCTACTCGTCCGGCGAGCCGGCCCCCTATGCCTGGGTCGAGGACGGTTACATGATCCGTCGCTACGTGCCCGGCGGCGCGAATGTCACGCCCGATCTCGCCGGCGGGCGCTTCCACGTCGCCGCTGGCGAGGAGCTGATCGTCCAGTTCCACGAAGCGCCCGGCTCGAGCTTCAACATCGGCAGCTTCGACATCGACGCATCGGCACCGCTCAAGATGATCAGCCAGCTCGGCGCCGTTCAGGATATCTTCGTCGACGCGATCTCCGGCTTCCAGCCGGTCGCCGGGCTGCCGATCGACAGCAGCGTCTTCAACTATGCCTCGGTGCTCAGGAGCACCGACGGATCGGCCTTCAGCATCGACAATATCGGCATCGGCGCCTTCTCCGTTGGAGGCGTTCCCGAGCCGGCGACATGGGCGATGATGATCCTCGGCTTCGGGATCGCCGGCACCGCCCTCCGTTATCAGCGCCGCCGAGCTGCCCTGGCTTAATCCCACGCCGCCCCCGCGCCGACATCGGCAACGGCGGCGCTGCCGTCGGGGAGGAAGACGAGGACGCCGTTGCTGGCATCGCCGGACGCCCATTCGGCGGCGTTTCCGCACTGGAACACGGCCGGCTGCGCGCCGGTCGGCCAGCCGAGCTTGAGCTGGTCGGCCGTGAACTTCGCCTGCACCGCCGCGTCCTCGATCGCCGACGCGGCGGCTGGATCGACATAGAGCGCGCCGAGCTCCCCGGTGAAGCTGTTGGTGCTCGTCGTTCCCCCGACGCAGTAGTTGAGCGATGCGAAGGAGTGGCCGATCAGGGCGTCGCGGACATAAGGCGATGGCACCGGGTTGCTCACGCTGCCGTCGACCGCCACGGTACAGCCCGACGTCGAGGGAAGCGACGTATCGACCTTGATCAGGATGTCGCGCGCGGCGTTGTTGCAGACGGCAGGGGTGTCGAAGCGGACGATCTCCGCGCCGGCCGCATTGTAGAGCGCGATGCGCAGCTTGCCGGTCGTGAGGACGCTGACGCCGACCCGCGCCGTGCCCGCCGTGGTGTAGAAGAGCCGCTCCGTCGCGGCCGGAGGCGCCGCCCGCTTGAAGTCGAGCAGCGCGATCGTGATGACCTTGGAATCGGCTCCGAGCGAGGACGGCGAGCTCGTTTGGAAACGATCCGGCACCGTGCCGTCGAAGGCGACGCGGGGGAACGACTCGACCGATTCGGTGATCACGTCCCAGGCGAAGCTCTGGCTGCCGATCGTCAGCGACGCCGTCGACGCCGTCGACCCGGTCGCCGCGCTGGTCTGGCGAAGCTGGACATATTTGCCGTGCGGCACCGCGCCCCCGACGCTCGTCCAGGACGTGGCGCCCGTGCCGGCGAGATCGTCGGCAAGCCGATATTCGCCGCCGGCAACCGTGATCGCGCGGATCTCATGGGCGTGGACGAAGCACCATTCCGACGTCACCGGCGTGCCGACCGCCTGGCCGGTGAGGTTGGTGAAGGAGACGAAGCTCGGGATGTCCGAGAAGTCGAGGGCGTCGGGGTCGCTGTGCCGGGCGAGGAAGCTCGCCAGCGTGTCACCTGGTCTGATCGCGCCATGATCCTGATAGGCGGCGAGCGGCGTCAGCCCGGCGATAAGTTCCTCGCCGCTGTCGAGCGCGTCCCAGAGCGCTTCCGACATCGGAAAATGGCCGGTGAACAGGTTCGGGCTGGCATCGCTCGATGGCCTGCCGAGGCCGAGGCCAACATTGCCGATCGCGGCCGCGGCGAGGTTCGGCGAGGTGCTGAGCGCTTCGGTGATGTTGCCGTCGGCAAAATGCTTGGCGGTGCTGCCGGCCCGGGTGTTGACGACGATGCTCGTCGGGCTGAGCACCGAGGCCGCCGTGCCTCCGTTATTATAGGGGTTGGCGGTGGCCTCGCGGGTCGACAGCACGTTCGCCTGCGGGTGGCTGAGCATCGTTTGGCGAAAGATGAAGGCGCTGGTGACGAGATCGGCCAGCACGCCCAGGTTCGAGACGCGGCTCACCATCAGATTGTCGATGAAGCGCGGCCCGACATAGGTGTTGATGTCGCCATGTGCGCGGCAGATGATCCGCTGCGAGGCGGCGCGCGCGCCGGCCCTGCACCAGGCGACGTTGCCCATGACCAGTGGCCCCGGGATCTCCCACGGATAGCCGATCGCCGGGAAGAACTGCCAATAGTCGGCATGCGGGTTTTCATTGTCCTGGGCGCAGCCGAAGCCGTCGCTCAGCAGGTTGCCGAGGCCCGTGATCCGACCCGGGGCTGAGCCGCCGTCCTGGTAGCCGATCGAGAAGAAGTCCTCGTAGACGTGGGATAGCCGATTGGCGAAGAAGTTGATCGTCTGCCCCTGGCGACCCGACCAGGACAGTTTGAAGCCGGTGAAGAGGTCGGCGAAATCAGTGTCGCGGCAAGTGATCGAGCCGTAGCAGATCGAGGAGGTGCCGACGCCCGCCGCATGGTCCCTGATCTCGTTATTGTCGGGCGGCCCGCCCAGCGTGCCGCTGCCGCCGACCGGGCCGAACTCCGGATAATCGTCGCGGGCCACGTCGAACGGCGCCCAATTGTCGACGCGGTAGCCGCAAGAGAGGTCGAGGTCGTCGATCAGCAGGCCGTCGACATTGCCGACCAGGTCGATCAGCTTGGCGTTGTTCGGCAGCGGCCAGACCGAAGCGCGAACCCGGATCTGCTGCAGCGTGACGTTCTGCGCGGCGGAGACGAGCAGCGCCTGGACGGTGGCCGCGCGACGGGACTGCGCGCGCACGGTGATGCCGGATTTGGCGACGCTGAGGACGCCGAAACTGCCGGCATCGGCGAGCTCGATGATCTGGCCGGGCGACGCGGCGGTGTGCGCGGCCGCAAAGTCGGCGTCGTCGAAGACCCGGAAATCGGCCGGCGCCGGGCCTCCTCCGAAGCGGCGGCGGCGCTGCTGGCGGGCGAAGCCGAGCATCAGGCTTCGGCCACGATGTCCTGGGCGGTCGTGCCGGTGGCGCGGACGTGCGAGGCGCGGACCCAGATGCGGTCGCCGTTTGCCAGGTTCTTGTAGGTGACGTCTTCGCTGCCCTCGACGCCGCGGAGCACCAGGCTGCCGCCGGTGCCGATGAACAGGCATTTGGGGACGAGAGGCAGCTCGTCGACGTCGTGCGGCACCACCGGATAAGGCCGCGTCGAGGGCGAGAGCAGGCTGTCGGAACCGAAGAAGCGATCGGCCATGTTCAGAACTCCTGGTTGGTCTGGTCGGTGGTGCGCGACGGCGCGGCGATCTCAGGCGCGGTGGGATAATGGACGCTGTCGGCCGGCAGGCCGGCCTCGATCGCCGCCTCGATCGCGGCGGGAAGATCGCGCAGCGCCTGGCGGTGCTGGGCCCAGAGCTGGCGCTGCGCCTCGGACAGCGCGGCATCACCCAGCTGGGTCCAGTCGGTCTTGGCGAGCTCGCGATCACGCCGGGCGCGGGCGGCGGCGAGCAGCTCCTCGGGGGAGAGCGTCGGCACCACCGCCACCGGCGCGCCGGCGGCGTCGCCGACGATGCGCTTGCCGGTCGCCTGCTCGGCGAGCAGCGCCGTGTAGGCGACGGCCTCGACCGGCTGTGCGTCGCTGGGGATGAGGCTGCCTTCCTCGCCCAGGGCGCCGTGGATCGCCTCGTCGAAGAAGCCGCCCCGCGACCGGCTGAAAAAACGTGCCATGCTGATGCTGCTCCCTAGAAGCCGAAGGCGATGAAGTTGACGAAGACGGCCGCGTTGCGGGCGCTGTAGATCGAGATGCTGCCCTGGCCGCGGCCGCTGACATGCGGATTGTTGTCCTCGGCCACGGTGTCGCTGGTGCCGCCTTCGCACCCGGCAAAGGCGCAGGCGATCGGGAAGGTCGTCGGCAGTGTCACCACCGTCGTCGAGTTCGCAGCCGCCGTCGCGACGCCCCATTGGACGATAAGGCCTCCGGGCAAGCGGATGTAACCGGTCGTGCCGAAGACCGGACCCGCCGCCGCGGCCAGGGCGGCCGGCGTGATCGCGACGTCGGCCGCGGTGCCGGCGACGACCTGGGCCGCGCTGGCGGCGTCAACGGAGATGTCGAGGTCGGCGGCGAGGGTGCCGCCTCCCTTGGCCAGGCCGGACGTCGAGACCTCGCGCGTGATCGGCACGTCGACGATCGCGTCTCCGCCGCCGCCGCCACCGCCGCCGGCATTGTTCTGGATGAGCTCGACGATGGCCAGGTAGAGCTGATCGTTGGCCGCCTTGTCCAGCGCGAGGCCGGCCTGCTCGATCACGGTGGCGAGCTCCTCCTGAACCGAGTTCGGCCAATCGGCGCCGAGCACGGTGGCGCGCTGGCCGATCTGAGGGTTGCCGTTCGAGAAGCGGCCGTTGACGTGGCCGGCGGTGTCGATGCGATGCACCTATTGAATCTCCATGTTCAGCGTGAAGTCGAACCAGAGCATCGGCTCCGGGTCCTCGGGGTAGGCGAAGATGACCTGGGCGTGGGCGGGACGGGCGCGGGCGACGACGCATTCGAGATCCTCCGAGCCGAAGCTGCGGATGCGCTCGTCGACGCCGCTCGCCGTCGTCAGCCAGGCGCTGCGGAGCGGTGCCGGATCGCCGCTCGCCTCGCTCGGCGGCAGCGCACGGACGGTGAAGGCGTGCGGCCAGTCGGCCGAGCCGAAGAGCGGCCGATCGACCTCCGAAGCGGTGCTGAAGGGCGGATGCTCCTCGATCTCGACTTCCAGGCCGAGGAGAGCGGCGAGCTGGACGAAGAAGGGGCGCGACTGGCCGCCGATGCCGGCAATCTTGCGCGCGACGGCGAGCTGCCGCTCGCGGATCGTGTCGGAGATCGGGCTGCAGGGATCCGGCAGGCCGACCGCCCGCTCCCAGTCCGGCAGCAGCTCGAGCGCGGTGAGCGGGTCTGCCTCCTCGATGAGCGCACGGGCTCGGCCGTCGCCGGCCGCCAGGCCCGCCGCCAGCGCGTCGAGCAAACGGGTGAGCACCGCATCCTCGTCGCGCGGCCAGGCGGCGCCGGGCGGAAGCAGGGCCTGCAGCTGCTGTCGGTAAGCTGACGTGTCCCTCATTCGCCGACCCAGCTCACTTGGCCGAGCGTGATGAGCTCGCCCGTCAGCGGCACGACATTGCCGGCCGGAGCGATCACCTCGTGGTCGACCTCGCCCGCGGCGACCGAGACGGCCTCGCGAATGTGGCTGATGAGCAATGCCCCTCCCGGCACCGCCTCGCGGGCGACGAGGTCTTCGAGCTCAGCAAGGATGGCTTCCCGCACGGCGGCGGTACCGGGCACGGCCCGGATCGTCATGTCGAGCGGCCGTGGCACCGGCGCGAGCACCGAGAGGGCCGCGGTGACCGGCCGGAGCGGATCAAGATGGTCCTGCACCACCTGGACCTCGGCCGCGCTCGGCACGATGTCGGCGCGCCCGTCGATCACGAAGCGGAGGGTGACGCTGCCGGTGCCGAGCTCACCCGGATAAACCCAGGCACGAGTCACGCCCGGCACCTCCTTGGCCCAGCGGACATAGTCGCTCTGCGACCCGCCATGCGGAGGCTGCTGGATGCGCTCGAGGAGCCGAGCGCGGAGCGCTTCGTCGGCTTCCTCCTCCGAGCCGCCGCCGATATCGCCGGCCGCAACCTTGGCCGTCGCCTGGACGCCGGCGACGGGCGAGACGAATGTCAGCGGCTGCCCGAAGATCGCGTTGCCGCCACGCCCGGGCTCGATTGCTCTCACCTGGATCTTGCCGACGCCCGCGGCGATCGCCGTCTCTTCGGCCGCCTCATATTCGACGCCGTCGCCGCGGACCAGGCGGGCGCCGGCCGGTACGAGCAAGCCGTTCGCGCCGGCAATGTCGACTTCGCCGGTGGCAAGGCTCGCCGCCTTGCGGCGAATGCCCCATATCGCCGCCTGGCGGGCGAGAACGTCGCCATCCGACGTGTCGGGCAGGATCTGGCGGCTCACCCAGTCGATGAAACCGTAGAGGCCGTGTAGCGCCCCGGCATGGGTGCGGGCGAGGACGTCGAGCGCCGATCGCCGCAGCCGGCTGTCGGCGCCGGGGAGCCGCGAATCGATGTCGCTGCGGACATTGTCGAGATGCTCGGACAAGGTCGGCCGGTTAAACGGCATGTCGCGCCTCCGCGGCCCAGGTGAAGTCGTAGCGCTGGCGGCCGGGCCCGCCGGGCCGGGTGACGAACACGGCGAGCGCCAGCCGGTCCGGCGCATGGGCCTCGGCTTCCACCTCGACGCTCGAGGCGATGCCGTCCTCGACCAGCCAGGCGAGCGCCTCGGCGGCATAGTCGCGGGCGCGTCCGACAACCGCCTGCAGGCGCTTCTCGCGGCCGAGCAGCCAGAGGCGCGAGCCGATCCGATCGTCGGCGGCGACCGGCAGGGCATCGCCCCACCAGCCGCGGCGATCCTCGGGCGCGGGCAGCGGATCGTCGTCGCGGGCGCGCGCGTCGGTGAAGAGCGAGACGACGATTGCGGTACGAAGGCCGTCGTCGGTCGCAAGCTGCGCGCCGGCCAGCAGAAGGTCGGCCGACCAGGCGTCCGGGGACCAGGGCAGCGCGAGATCCGTCATCGTGCAGCCTCCGGCCCCATTCGCGTCGTGTAGCGGCCCGAAGAGAAGCGGACGCTCGCGGTTGCGCCGGTGCTGAAAAGCGCGTCGACGCGTTTGACCTCCCCACGACGAAGCCCGCGCGCCACCTTCCACAGACGGGCCGCGATCACCTCACCGTAGCTCTCTGGCACAAAGCACTTTCGCATCAGCTCCAGCGCCTCCGCGGTCGAGATCGGCGCCAGCACCCAACCACGGCGGACGTTTCGAGGCGTCGGAAGCTCGGTCACCGGCGCCGCCAAAAGGCGAGGAATGCGAGCTCGGCCGCCACGAGCAGCAAGGCGAGCGGGAGCGAAGCGGCCCAGAGCATCATGCCGCCTTCACCTTGGGCGAGCCGCTGATGATCTTGCCGGTGGCAAGGTCGACCATGTCGTCGATGCGGGCGACAGCCTTGCCGCCGGCGCCGCCGAGATCCACGGCATCGGCTTCCACCAGCACCGACGCCGCCTTCACCTCGAGCTTCTTGGTGGTCTCGATCAAGATCCCGTCGCGGGTGAGGTGCACGACCTGCCCTTGATCGTCGTAGAGCGCGACCTCGCCCGCCGGGAGGCCGGTTAGCCGATAGCGGCGGTCCTCGATCGCCACGACGATGCCGTGCGAGCGGAGGCCGCCCACCGAGACCATCACCGCTTCGGCGCCGGCATACGGCACGCTGGTGAAGCCGTAGTCCTGGAAGCGTTCGACGCCGTCATGCGCCTCGTCGGCAAGCAGCTCGACCTGGAGCGCCTGGGCGAGTTTGCCGTCGTCGACGGACGAGATGACGCCGCGGCCGACCATCATCTGGAAGCGGCGGCGCATGGCCGCGGTGGCGCGGGTGACGCCGGTGTGGAAGTCGCTCACAGCACCCCCGCCTTCTCGGCCGCGGCCACGGCACGCTCGTAGCGCCGACGCGCGGCTTCCTTGCCCTCGTCAGGCTTCCTGGCCGTGCCCTTCTTCCGGATCCGGCTCGCCTCGGCCTCTTCGGGCACGGGAAGCTGGGAATAGGCTTCGGGCCGGACCAGGCGCAGCTCGGCCGAGCGGCCGCTCTCGCCGAGGCGGAAGCCGACGCCGGCGACGAGCAGCTCGGCGGTCATCAAGGCAGCCGGCGCATCGAGCTCCACCCGCTGCCCAGGCTCCCAGAGCGCGCCGTCGCCGCGGCGCCACCCGAGGACGATGACCTGCGCCTCCTGGGCCCGGGCCGCGCGCACCGTGGCTTCCCATTCGGCCCGGCGCTTGGCTGCAGCGCCGTCGACCTGGTCCTCGGCGACGATCACCAGCGGACGATGCCGCTTTACCGCCGGATCGCTGGCGTCGCCCTTGGCGGCGGCGGCAGGCTTGCCGTTGAGCTCGTCGTCGCCGGCGGATTGGCCCTTCACGATGTAGGAGGAAAAGCGGCCGGTGACGTCGTGGCTGCCGGAGAGACTGAGGATGTTGAGGCCCTGGACGAGGCGCACGGCCGTGCCGACGGGCTTGGGGCTGACGATGTGGACGTCACCGTCAGGCCGCGACACGGCGAGCAGGCCGCGGTGGGAGCAAAGGCGCTGGATCGCCTCCCAGACGGTTTCGCCTTGCTGGAGCGCGAACAGGCGGAAGGCCGGTCCGGTGTCGCCCGCTGCCTGAACCTGGATGCCGAACGGCGCCGCCAGCTCGGCGGCGATCTGCTCGAGCTTGCGGCCGCGCCAGCTGCCCGGGGTCGCGATCGCCGAGCTGTCGACCAGATCGCCGGCCTTGGAGCGCCCCGAAACGTCGATCGAATGGGAGGTGCCGTCGAGGCTCGTCTCCAGCCGATCGACATGGCCGGTGATGACCGGAACGCCGGCGATCGAGACGGTGCAGGGGCTATCCGCCTCGATCGCCCAGCGATCTGGTTGCCCTTGCCAACGCTCGGTCACCCTGAGCGAGAAGCTCGAGGCTCCGGCGTCGAGATCGAGATCGATCGAGATCTCCTTCCAGCCGCCATAAGCGCGGCCGTCGATCGCCAGCTCGACCGCGTCGGCGCGGCGCAGCGGCTCAGCCATTGGTGCGCACCTCGATGGCGCGGCCGCCGGGCACGAAGCCGGGATGGGCGATGCGATTGCGGGAGACGATCTCTTCCGCCTCCTCGACGACCCGCTTCGGCTCACCATAGAGCCGGTGCGCTGTTGCGAGCACCGGCTCGGTCACCGCGGGGACGTAGCGATAGAGTCGCGCGAGCGAGCCTCCCCGGGCCGTGACGTCACGCACCATGGCTCGCCTGAGACCGTCCAGGTCCGAAGCCGCCTGCTGGTCGCCGGCATCGGCCAGCGTGACCGCCGCCGCGTCGAGCTCGTCGGCGAGCACGTCGCGCAGCGCGGCGGCCTCGTCATAGGAGTTGACGCGGACGAGCGCGGTGGTGCGCACCGCCTCGGCCGCGGCGATCGTCACGACGAGGCGCGTGAAGGCGGCCTGGTTGCGCCGCTGGCGGCTGCGCGCGGGCGTCGATCCGAAGACCGGCGGGAAGGAGAAGCCGGCGGCGAGGATCCGCCGCAGCGCATTGACGCGGGCGATCGGCAGCGTGCCGAGCAGAGAGACGGAGCCGATCAGGCCGGCCACCGCCTGGCCTAGCGACAAGGGCGCACGGACCAGTGCGAGGGCGCCGCTCGGCAGCTGCACCAGCCCCGCCTCGAAGCTGCGGAGCGCAGAACCGGCGCCGGCGAGCAGGGTCCCGGCGCGCCCGGCAACGGCGGCGACGTCGCGGACCAGGCCGGCCCCGGCTTGCTCGACGAAGGCGGGCATGCCGGCGACCGAGAAGTCCCGGGCGAGCAGGGCCGGCGCGTCGGCGACGAGGCTGTCGGCGGCGAGAAAGGACAGCTCGGCCGTGTCGGCGCGCGGCTCGGCCGGGATCGCCGCCCCGGCTTCGACGAAGTCGATCGAGAAGAAGGCGGCGCCGCCTTCCTCGGTCGACTCGCGCCAGGTGAAGCGTTCGGCAACGACGGAGAGGGAGCCGAGGAAGGGGTGGACGAGCGTGCCGGCGCCGGCGGCCTCGCAGGCAGAGAGCAGTCGATCGCGCGCTTCCATGTAATCGGCGCCGACCAGGATCGCCTCGATCGCGTAGCGCCGTGCGGCGCGGCCGAGATCCTCGAAATAGGGCTGGTCGCGCTCCGGGAACTCGTGCAGCTCGCCGCGGCGGCCGCCTTCGCCTTCGCCGACCTGGATCTTGAAGGGCGCGCCGCGGAAGGAGCCCGGCCGCAGGGACTGGCGCCAGCTCATGCGGGTTGCACCCGGCCGCGGGAGACGTCGATCGGCACCGCGGGGTTGGAGCTGGCCAGCTTGGTGACGCGGGCGGTGGTGCCGGCCTCCGTCTGGATGCGAAGCTCGATGTGGCCGCCGACCTCGGCGCGCTGGCGGCGGAGCAGCGGTGGAGGCGCCTGGAAGCTGCGCACTGCGGGCGCTCTGCCGAGCGATGGCGGGCGCTGGCCGGGGCGCATGACGCTGTTCGGCGCCCGTGTGGCGGTCGGCTTTGCCGGCGCACCGCCGCCCCCGCCGAAACCGAAGGGCCGAAGAGCACCGCCTCTCCAAAGGTCGACGATGTCCGGCGGCCGCTTCAGCCAGTCGGGGATTGCGGGGATGCTGTTGATGGCGTTCGCGACGCTTAGGATCGCATCGGCGATGCCGGCGATGTCGCGGGCGACGCCCTGCCAGTCGGTCTTGGTGGCGAACTCCCACGCCTTGTCGCCGGCCTTCTGCAGCCATTCGGAGATCTGCTTCGCCCAGCGAGTCAGCGTCCCGTTCGCGGCAAGCTCGTTCACCTTGTCGAGCAGGGCCTGGACCTTGCCCTTTACGAAATCGAAGAAGCCCGCGTCGGCGACCTGCAGCTGAAAATTGGCGAGCATATCCTGGATGTTCGACCGCAGCCCGGCGAGGGTCCGCGACTGGCGGTCCATCATGCCGCTGAAGCGGGCGTCGAAGATGCCGATCAGCGCCTTCTGGATCTCCGCAGCGCTCTTCTTGGCCGTGGCCGTCACCTCGCGGCCGTTCTTCATGTACGTGAAGGCGACCTTGTCGCCGGTCACCTTGGCGCGGACGCCGAACTCCTTGATGCGCTCGAACTCGCCGGTCTGCGCATCGGCGAGCATCTCGATCGCCTGCAGCAGGGGCTTGTTCATGCCGGAGGCCGCATTGCCGAGCGACCGCAGCGTGCCGTTCATCGGGTCGATGCCGTAGGCCTTCAGGGCAACGAACGCCTCCATGACCTGCTCGACCTCGTAAGGCGTCGTCTTGGCGAAATCCTTCACCCAGGCCATCGCTTTCCGGGCGCCGGCCGCCGACCCCTCGGTGTTCTCCAGCACCACCTGGAACTGCTCGAACTTGGAGGCGAGATTGATGATGCCGCCGGTAAGCCATCCGCCGAGGAAGCCGGCGCCGGCGGTTGCGATGCCGACACCCTTGAGCGCCAGCCCGCCAGCGCCGCGCAGCAACGTGCCGATGCCGCGGCCGGCGCCGTGCGCCGCCAGCTCGAGGCCGCGAAGGCCCGCCCGGCCGGCCAGTGCCTTCACGTCGGACATCATGCGGCGCAGGCCGCCCGAACGAGCGGCACCGAGCCGGCCGAGCTCCTGGCTGGCGGCGCGGGCCCTGGCGATGAGGCCGCCGACGCCGCGGGCGCCGCCGAGATCGCGCGCCGCTCCCGCCACCTTCTTCAGCGGTCCGGAGGCCCTGTCGACGGCCCTGATGAGAAGGCTAACGTTCATCCTGCTCCCGCGCGATCCGCTCCAGCTGCCGCACCCAGAAATGGAGCCGCGGGGGTGTCAGTCTCCCGAGATCGGCTTCACCGAAGCCGAAGAAGACGGCGATCTCCCCCAGGGCATCCGCCCAGTCGCTCGGCCAACGGGCTACAGCTCCATCAGCCGCTCGACGAAAAAACCGTAATCGGCCTTCTTCAGCCGCTTGATCACGGCGAAGGGCTGGCCGGTGAGCTGGGCGATGAGCGCGATCATCTTCGCATTCTCGCCTTCGTGCCCGTCGGCGGCCATCATGTCCCCGGCCTCGATGTCGGCCCGCATGGCGAGCTCGGCGAGCTCCTCCACCCGCTCATTGTCCTTGCCGGCGTTGAAGACGATCTTCACCGGGTGCTCGAGACGGCGGTGGATCGGCGCGAAGGGCTGGTCCGCGGCCGCCTCCTGGCTTGGTTCCGACATCACGCCATCTCCTCGGCCGGCGGGCCCATGAAGACGAGCTTGGCCTTGCCTTCGGAGACGCTCACCGTCTCCGAGACATAGGCATGGCGGATGACGTAGGTCTGGCCGGTATCGGCCTCCATCGTCACGGTGGCGTCGTCGATCGCCTGCAGCTCGCCGAGGCTGATGCCGGCGGTCACCAGCACGCTGCACTCGATCTTCCCCGGCACCGTCTTCTCGGTGAAGTGGCCGGCTTCGAAATCCGCCTCGACCGCGTCGCGCGCGATGCCGCCGAGTTCGAGGGTCGACTTGCCCTCGGTGTCGTAGACGCGGCCGTCCACCTTGATGCGGGACTGCCCCCAAACCTTCCTTGGATTAGCCATCCTCTTTTGTCCCTCTCAGCGGCCGTTCAGAGCCGGAATTCGATCCGGCCGGCGAAGACGCGGAACTGGTTGACGATGTTGGGCGGGATCAGCGCGTTGACGCGGCCCGGATCGGCACCGTCGCGCTCGACGATGAGGTCGCCCTTGAACTGGTCGAGATCCTCGACGAGCCCTGCGGCCTCCAGGTCGCGGAACAGGGCGATGAGCTCGGCGCGGATGATCTTGGGCGTCACCACCGCCTGTCCGGCGGCGAAGTTGGCCCGGTCGCCGGCGAGCTTGTGGCGGGCGAACTTGGAGGCGATGCGGCTGCGCACCTGGAGGCGAAGGTAGAAGAGCGTCAGCGGCGTGTTGACGTCGAGATAGGCGATGTCCTCCAGGCCCTGGCCGTTCAGCTGATAGGTGGTGATCGCCCGCTCGATGACGACGCGGCCGCCATCGGAGACGGTCGCGGTGGACATGCCGTCGCGCAGCAGCAGCTCGCGCTCGGCCTGGGTGAAGCGGTCCGGCACGGCCGGCGGCAGCACGCCGGGCAGCGCCAGCGTGTGGAACGGCCGCGCCGGATCGATCGCGCCATAATAAGCGATCACGGCGGCGTAGGCGGCGGCGACCCGGTAGGGCGGCGTCGGCGACCTGTTCAAGGGCAGCAGCGAGACGAAGCGGCCGTTGCGCGCGGCGCCGATCGCGGCGGCCTGGCCGTACGTGGCGCGGACGGAGCCGTAGGCCATCGCCTCGATCATCTTCATCGGGCCGGAGCGGGTTTCGAGCTCGGCGTCGACGGCGCCCAGCGTGGCGGTGTCGGCGAAGGGCAGCACGATCGTCTGGAAGCCGACATCGCCGATCGCGGCGAAGGCCGCGGCGATCGCCGGGTTGGCGCCGCCGCCG